GCCTTTATATTTGAAAACAATAAGATTTATAAAATTGGCCAAACAGAAAAAAATCTTTTGACTTGGGCAGGGGGTAAAATTCGACGAAAAGATTGGGGCGGTAAAATATATAACTATGGTCCTAAAAAACTACTGGCTTGCAAAGGAATAGCACCTACCAAGACGAGACCAAACATTTTCGATACTACCAATCGAATAGGAGCTTATTTTCAAGAAACCCCATCCTCTGGGCCTTGCACTGAAGAGCGCTCCAACGAATTTTTAAGAGAGTATATAGAAAAGGAAACTGTATCACTTTGGGCTATTAAGGCTCCAATGCAAAATGTTGTTCAAATCGTAGGAGGAGAGGAAGTAGTTATCTCACTATCTAATAGCAAACTTTTGGAAGGAGTTTATTTAGATAAGTATAAGGAAATGAATGATGGAGAATTACCTCCAGGTAATCCTACCAGAGGTTAATTTTCATTTAGTACCGATAGCCATAAACCTATCGTAATAAACCTTTCCATTCCAATCATAATAAAATTGTTTGACTTTACCCGTGTAGGTCGTATCTTTTAGTCCTACATTTTCAATCAATTTCTTTTCACTATCCACACAATTAATTCCATACATCTCTTCTATAACATTAGAAGATTGGCAAGCAAATATTGCATGTTTGTTTGCTGTCCTAAGATCATTTAGTGGATACATCTGTTCAGCACCCATTGTAATTACTATATCTACCTTCAATTGATTTAACTCATCAAAAGCGAATGGAATGTCTAAGTTCCAGTGATTTATTTTGATGTATTCTTCTGTAATATAATGCTTATTAAACACCTTAGAGAGCTCTAAAGCTTCGTTATCTATGTCAACTAGGTGTAATTCTCCCACGGACAAGTTCTCACATAGTAAAGGAACTAAAGGTATCCCTAACCAGCTATTTAATACAAGAATATTAAATTGCTCTTCTTTTAAATAGTTATCTAAACTTTTTTGTAGCTCTTCAACTAACCAAATGGCTCCCTCCATAGTGTTTGGATTAAGAGCTTGCCTAAAGTCGTCGTGCTTGTGTTTCATTTCATGCTCGACTTTGGCCAAACCTTCTCCCCAATATTGCATGCTGTTTAAAAAATTAAAATTTAACATCTTCTTTTCTTCCCATTGAATCAAATAAACAGACATATGGTATTTGTCTGTAGACTTGTTTTTCTATATCATGAGGAAATATGTACCCATGATTGTAACTGTAAAACCATCCTATAGGAAAGTATTTAATTCTTGCCACACCTTTGTGGCTAAAGAAATTATCTATTCCCCGATAGTACCATAAGATCTTATCTAAGTGTGTTTTAAAATAAAGAGTTATGTTCTCTTTATCTAAGTTATCGTTCCATCTTAATATACTAGAATTAAGTTCTGTAAATCTGTGTGGAACATGTTCTGTTTCTTTCTTCATTGTTTCTAAATCGTGCCAATGTGTTTGGCCAAAACATAAACAATCCTCAGGATCAAAGTTTACAATGTCATCTATATTCTTTTGGATAATAATATCCAAATCAAAGAATAAATTGTCTCCTTTCTTCCTGACAACATTATCATCAAACAAGTACATCTTATTCCACCACTTTTCCATTTTGTTATCTTTTGGTAGTGGTATAACATTGACTTCTTTTTCAAGTCCTTTAGGACTTTCTGTTAAACAATGAAATGTAAAATCATAAGTTAGATGTTCTTTACACGATTCCAATATTTTATTGACGTGGTGTGAAGAATATTTCGTTCCCCATTTAACAGTATAGATATTTAAATGTTCTATGTGCATATATTTATTGCCAATGCTTTAATAAGTTTGGATCAACTAACTCATTCTGTTTAACTTTTCCTCTTTCAGGTGTAGGTTGTGGTAGTAGGTCTACATTAAATACACAGAGGATAGGTGTTTCCCTGTAGATTTTTGTTTCTAAATCATCATCGTCCCAACTGCGTCCTCGGTTATACGAGTAAGCATACTCTGCTGGAAAATGATCCCATAATTTTTTGCCCCAATTACCCCATCTCCAACTGTGATAATTGTCTGTTCCGTCTGTAAATGTAAACCAAATTTTATCCTGATGTTCTAATACATCTTGCCATATACATTCTGCTTGATCGTCGCTCCATATTTGACAACTGCCATTCGTATATGCACCATGTGATAATTTAAATCGTCTTGTTTTCATTGGCCTAGGGTCTTGCCACCATGATCTCAACTTGGTTGGGCGTTCAAAATTCCAAGTGAGTAAAGGTTCTATATCATTTTGTATGATAACATCTAAATCAAAGAATACAAATCTGCCTGTTGGTTTATCCTCAGCAAAATTATGTGTATTGAATACCATTGTTTTAGGTCTATCCCAACATCTTGCCATGCCATATTTAAAGTCGTCTTTTTCAAACCAATACTTAGGATGTATATTAGGTATATCCGGAAAAGGAATTACTTTTATATCATCATCAAAACCTTCAGCATCATCTGTATAACAGTAGAAGTGGAAGTCGTGTTTAGGATCTGTATGTCTCCTTGCCATATTTTTTAATCGATTTACAAAATGAGGACCATATTTGCTACCCCATTTTGAACATACAATATTAACTCTCATAAGCTGCCCTTGCTATAACATATTTTTTAGCGTATTGTATTCCTTCTCCTGCGAGTAGATCAACAATAGCTTTACATTTTTCTTCGAACTCATTTAAATTTGAATGAACTATGATAGTAGAAAAACTTGCCTCTCTTACTAACTTAGGCAATTTACCTTCCTGTTTATCAAAATTTCCTTCTATTATAATTCCATTTTTTACTTTTAACATATTCCTTCCTGTTCATTATGTATTACTTGCGGGTTCAATTTTAATAAATTATTAAAGTACCCTTTATAAAAATCATTAGTAAATATAGTCTCCAAATTATTATTACTAATATTATTCTTGTCCCAATCATATAATAGTTCTGTTTTATGTTCGGGAGATTTGTGTGCTGTTGTAACATTTGATGCTACATGTTTGCACGGAAAAACATTTCCTTCAGCGTTTAAGTAAAATTGATTTTTAAGTTTACCTTCGCATTCAACATGAGGACTAAAAACTATCTTCCTTTCTTTATATATGTCGTCTTGTTGTACGGTTTTTAGAGTGTGAAAATCTATAAGACTATAATCAGGCATTTCCTTTTTAATCTTTTTCTTTATTGGTTTGACTTCTTCTTTCATTTCATTTTTATATACGAAGCCAGTAAATTTATGTTTCTTAGATAGTTTTTTAGCTTTTGCTAAATCTTCTACTTGTGATAAATGTGTTTGAGTATAGTGCCAAAAGACTCTACAACCTTGTTCTATTAATGCATCAGCTCTTTTCATAACTTCTTCGTCTGGATTAGATGTGTTTATGTGGATAGTTATATTACCAATATTTTTAGCGCTTTCATTATATTTTTCATTCCACTCTGAAACAAAATTATTATAAAACAATACTCCTAAATTATTCCACCATATAAGATCATGTTCTTTTGCCTCTGTTTCCATATCAATTGCTATGCCCCAGTCAGCCATTAAGTATTGACATATCTCAATTATTTCTGGACATGTAATGGGTTCACCTACAAGAGTAATCCTTTTAAATTTAGATCTTGTTATAAAGTCAAAGTCAAAATTATTTTCTATTAGTTTTCTTGTTAAGTGATCTTTACCATTAGACAATTCCATTTCAACTCTTTCTGGCAAATAAGGATAAAGATCTGTTTCTCTATTATAACTTAATTCTAATTGCTCTTTTGTAAAGTCTTCATACCAATAAGGTAACACCACTATATCTCCATCAGTCTTTTCTGGATAGTTATGGTTTGTGTTTTGTATAAAAGAGAACTCAGGAACTTCATTACTATAAAAGGCCTCACCAAAAGAATGATGTTTAAAGGTCATATCATCTTCATGTTCATCCCATAGTGTTAATATATTCTCTGCACTCTCATTACGATTACATACATAACAAAAATTTCCGTCTTCTAATATTAATTTATCTATACCTTTGCACTTATAGTTAAAAAATTCTGTAGGATTATTAAGTATGACATTAGGAGTTACAAATAAAGACACATCGCCTGGTTCTGTATGTTGCATTATATCTATCTCTAACCAGTCTTTTCCGTATTTAGGAACATGGAAAGTTATACCTTGTATATAACCTTCTACCTTTTTTGTAGTTTCTAATAACTTCATTTCATCTTCATTAGTGAATACAACGAAGTCAAAAGGATCTTCAATCAGTTTTTTCGCCTGAGTATAAAAGGCATTAATTTGCCGTTGGCTATAATTGCTGTCTAGCTGATTAGCTATTAGTGTTACCATTCCAAAGTCTCAAAAGTTTCTCATCTTGTAATTCATCAATTTTAATCTGTCCCTTTGCTATCGGATGCGGAGTTAAATCCGTATTAAAGATACAAAGTTTACAATCTTCTCTATATTTATGTCGTTCTAAATCGTCTGGATAGCGCATTCCTCTGTTATATGAGTATGTCCACTCATAAGGTATGTTAGTCCAGAAGTCTCTTTGTCTCCAATAGTGATAGTTATCTGTCCCTTTAAAGAACGTTCTAAAAATTTGTTGTTCTTCTTGTATTGCGTCCATGAATATATGTTGACATTGATCCATGTTCCAACACATCATACTTGAATTGAAGTATGTACCACGAACTTCTATAAATTTTCTATCGTGTTTATGTCTAGGGTCTTGCCAAGTGCTATGTACAATTCTAGGTTTTAAGGCTAGTTCGTCTAAGTCGGTTATGTCGTTTTGTATTATTACGTCAAGGTCAAAGTAGGTCCATTTCCCTACATATCCAAGCCATTCGTGAGAGTTAAATACAAGAAACTTAGATCTGTCCCAACAATAATTCTCTTTTCCAAACCAATACTTAGGATGTAGTGGTTCTATATCAGGTATTTTTTCCGTGGAACAGTCCAAACCTTTAGGCTCATCAGTAAAACATGTAAAGGTAAAATCTTTATGGTAGTTTTTCTGCACCATATGGTACAGGTTATTTACATATTTAGGTGAGTATTTAGTGCCCCACTTGATGCAAACAAAGTTCATCATATTCTTTTTCAATCTCCGGCCAGTGTGTTAGCCCATTTAATATACATATTGAGTATTCAGGTCTATATTTTCTTCCTGCAAATAGATATGAATACACTTCATGCTTTGGTAAGTGTTCAAATGTAAACCCTTCATGATATAAAAACGTATCATCTCCATTAGGATACTTTACTATATATTCATCTTTTTTCTCATTATAATATTCGTAAATATGTGTAAGATCTTCCCAAAGCATTACGCTTGAGTTGAAATTACTTAGTGGAAAGTCAGATCTGTATGGAAAATCATGGATATTCATTTGTTTATATCCTTTATCTTTCCACCAGGTCCATATTATTAAGGGATTTCCTTGATAATAATCAAACAAATGGTCAATTGGCTTCTGAATTCTAACGTCTAAGTCTAAATACAGTATGGTTCCAAGGTTATTATGTTTAAATAAGTTTAATTTTTCCATACACCCTGGATCGGGTTCGTCGTCCATATAAATAACTTGTATATTAGGGTCCAAGTCCTTTGGATCATCGGTTACGCATACATAATTATACTTTCCTTCAGTATGTTCATATATTGAATTGACGGCATTTGCAGTATATTTGTCGCCATATTTTAATGTCAAAATAGTTTTCATAATATTCTCATTAGAGTCACTATTATTTATAAATAAGATTAAATAACATTTTTTTAGAGATTGCGAGATGGCCACTGTACAAAATATAACTATTGACCAAGGTACGACGTTTAGTCTGACGATTAATCTCACGAATGATGATAATTCAGCAAAGAATTTAGCGAATTATACAATAGCATCACAAATGAGAAAATCATACGAGGGGACGACAAAAACAGACTTTACCACGGCAAAAGTAGACGCTACAGGGGAAGTAACAATCTCATTGACAGCAGCACAAACAACGGCAATCAAAGCAGGCCGGTATGTTTATGATGTAGAGATCACAGGAACAGATCCTGTGGAAACTCTTAGAGTATTAGAAGGCCTCGTAACAGTAACCCCACAGGTAACAAAGGCAGCATAGGAGGATAAAATGGCAGTAACAGTTACACCGCAGTCCGGACTGAAAGTAAACGTAGGTTTAGGAGCAACGCGTGTTGTTACAACACAAACAACTTCTGCTAAAGTGGGGACTTCATTAGATGATCTATCAAGTGTAGATACATCTGGTGTACAAGATGGTTACACATTAGTTTATGACACGACAGTAAATAAATGGGTAGCGCAAACATTATATGCAGCGCCACCTACTACTATCGATGGTGGAACATTTTAACATGAAATTTAAAAACAAAACATTTAACTAGGAGAAATTTAAATGGCAACTACAATTCAAATTAAAAGAAGCACGGGCTCAGCAGCTCCTGCTACAGGTGATTTGGTTGAAGCTGAATTGGCGTACGCTGAGGATAGGTCGAATAGTGGTGCCTCCGCTAAACTCTATATTAGTTCAATTGACTCTGGCGGGTCAGAAGTAATACAAGAGATTGGTGGTAAATACTACACCGACATTATTGATAACGCAGCATCAGCGAATACAGCTAGCAGACTCGTCGTACGAGATGGTAGTGGTAATTTCGCAGGTGGCACTATCACCTTTGGTTCGCTTAGTGATGGAAGTATAACAGCGACAGCATTCGTTGACGAAGACAATATGGCTTCGAACAGTGCTACGTTGATTCCAACACAGCAATCCGTGAAAGCTTATGTTGACTCCCAAGTAACAGCACAGGATATGGACGTAACGTCTGACTCCGGTACTATTGATGTTGATCTAGATTCTGAAACTTTAACTATTGCTGGTGGCACAGGTATTTCTACAAGTGCTTCTGGAACAACAGTTACAGCTACACTAGATAACACAGCAGTTACAGCAGGAGCTTATGGTTCAAGTTCAGCAATTCCAGTTATAACTATTGATGCTCAAGGACGTATAACAGCGGCCACTACAGCAGCAACAAGTTCAACACTGACTATTGCAGCAGATTCAGGATCGAATGATACTGTAACTGTAGGAACTGACACATTAACTTTCGAAGGAACAACCAATGAAGTTGAAACAACAGTTTCAAACAATAAAATAACTATTGGATTACCTAGCAATGTAACAATTGGTGGTAATTTAACAGTATCAGGAACAACTACAACAGTTGATTCCACAACTTTAAGTGTTGCAGATCCATTGATCATATTAGCTTCCGGTAATAACAGCTCTGACGCTGTTGATATTGGTTTATACGGCTTATTTGATACTTCAGGTTCACAAGACTTATACGGTGGTCTTTTTAGAGACGCTTCCGATTCAGGTAAGTGGAAACTCTTTAAAGATTTACAAGCCGCTCCTACAACAACTGTAAATACTGGTGGAACAGGATACGCGGTTGGAACACTTGTTGCAGCTCTAGAATCATCTAGCGCTACAATTACAGGTGGAACAATCACAGGTATTACTGATCTAGTAGTAGCAGATGGTGGAACGGGCGTAAGCACTTTTACAAGCAATGGTGTACTATATGGTAACGGAGCAGGAGCTATACAAGCAACTGCAGCTGGAGCCAATGGATATATCATGTATTCTAATAGTGGGACACCAGCATGGACTAACACATTAGATGGTGGTTCATACTAATTTTAATTATAGGGAATGACAATGACACAACAAAATGATCAAAGTGAACTGATTAATGAATATATTAAAAACTTAGCGGCGAAAGTCAACGAGTTACAAGCGGAAAACATTTTATTAAAAACTAGATTAAGTCTTTTGGAAACGAATAACGTGGCAAGAGCACAGAAAGAACAGGAAACGCAGGTGCAAGACGGCGGAGGCTTTGGAAAAGCTCAAGAAGCACCCAAAGAAAAAGCAGCACCTACACCTGCCCCTGAACCGAAAATGAATGCTAGGCCAGGTTCAAAGAAGAAAAGAGACGCATCTGGACAATTTATAGAGGAGTAAAAACATGGCAGTAGTAATTAAGATTAAAAAATCTGAAACGGCAAGTGATGCACCAACAACCTCAGATCTCGCAGTCGGAGAAGTTGCATTAAATACCGCAGATAAAAAGATCTACGTTAGGGATTCAAACGATTCCATTATTAACGTTTCTAATTATACTGAAGCAGACCAATCCTTAATCTTCCCAACAGGAGATTATGGTAGTGTTGCAAACGCATTGAGTGAAGATGCCTTTGGACAGTTAATAGATAAAATCTATGATCTGAAAGGAGATTACACTTCAGTTAATCCTACTATTAAAATGAGGGTCGCTACTGAAGACTTAGGCGCTTTTTCATAACCAATAATTTAGAGGAAAACAAATGGCAGTTACAGTACAATTTAGGAGAGGAACAGCAGCTCAGAACAATGCGTTCACAGGTGCGGCAGGTGAAATTTCCATTAATACTACTAACAATGCTATTAGGGTCCACGATGGAAGCACAGCAGGCGGAACCGAGATGATGCTCGCTTCGGCTGCTAATATTTCTGGAAACATTCCAGGCGGAAATGTATCCGGAACAATAGATGGCGGAACATATTAAATAGGAGAAAACAATGCCAACACAAGTACAATTTAGAAGGGGAACGACGACTCAAAATGATGCGTTCACCGGTGCTGTAGGCGAAATTTCCGTCGATACTACCTTAGATCATATTCGAGTTCATGACGGCTCAACAGCAGGCGGGCATAGACTTGCCTTGTATTCAGAATTAAATACTGGAGACATTACAGCAGTCGTAGCCGGAACAGGATTAACAGGTGGTGCGACAAGTGGAAGTGCAACGGTTAGTTTATCTCACTTAGGAATTGAAAGTTTATCAGATCCCAACGCAGACAGAATTGTCTTTTGGGATGATTCAGCAGGAGCCTCACAATGGCTAACAGCTGGAACAGGGTTAAGTATATCAGGCACAACTATTGCGGTTGGTACACTAAACCAAGACACTACAGGTACAGCAGATAACATTACAGTTTCTGCTAACAACAGTACAAACGAAACAGTTTATCCAATCTTTGTAGATGGAGCAACAGGAAGTCAAGGCGCAGAAACAGATACAGGATTAACATATAATCCTAGCTCTGGAGTCTTAACTACAACTTCTGTTACAGGAAATCTAACAGGAGATGTTACAGGAGATGTTACAGGTAACGTAAGTGGATCTTCAGGATCAACTACAGGTAATGCAGCAACAGCTACAGCATTACAAAATGCCAGAACAATCCATGGAGTATCATTTGATGGTACTGCAAACATAGATTTAACTGAAGTAGTACAAGATACTGTTGGAGCAATGGTTAGCTCAAATACAGAAAGTGGTATTACAGTAGCGTATGAAGACGGAGACGGAACTTTAGACTTTACAGTAGGAACACTTAATCAAAATACAACAGGAACAGCAGCTTCCTGGACAACTGCTAGAACATTATCTTTTACAGGTGATGTTACAGGTAGTGGTTCAGTTGATGGCTCTGCAAATGTTGCAACAGCATTAACCATAGCAGCAAATAGTGTAGCCCTAGGAACTGATACAACAGGAAACTATATGACAGACGCGTCTGCCGGAACAGGTGTTACAGTAACACATACTCCAGCAGAAGGTTCAACAGCAACAATAGCAATTGGACAGGCAGTCGCAACAGACTCCAATGTTCAATTTAATGATGTAACAGTTAGTGGAAATCTAGATGTTAATGGTACAACCACAACAATAGATTCTACGAATACAACAATTACAGACGCGCTGATTGAATTAGCAAACGGCACATCAGGAACACCTGGTAATGATGCCGGTCTAGTCATAGAAAGAGGAAGTGCAGATAATGCGTTCATCGGTTATGATGAAAGTGCAGATAAATTTACAGTAGGAACAGGGTCCTTTACGGGTGCAAGTACAGGTAATTTAACAATTACAACAGGCACCTTAGTAGCAAACTTAGAAGGAAACGTTACGGGAAATGTTACAGGTAATGCAGATACAGCAACAACAGCAACAACTGCAACAAATGTTACGGCTAGTGCTAATAACACAACAGACGAAACAGTTTACCCTACATTCGTAGACGGCGCAACAGGCGGACAAGGAATAGAAACAGATACAGGATTAACTTATAATCCAAGTTCAGGTTTACTAACTTCAACATTGTTTGCAGGCGCTTTAACAGGCAACGTAACAGGAAATGTAAGTGGATCTTCAGGATCAACTACAGGAAATGCAGCAACAGCAACAGCATTAGAAACAGCAAGAACTATTGGCGGAACATCATTTGATGGAACAGCTAATATAGCCGTTGGCTTAGCAGCTACGGCAACAGCGCTAGCAACAGCACGAACAATCCATGGAGTATCATTTGATGGTACTGCTAACATAGATTTAAGTGAGGTTGTAGCGGACACAGTAGGAGCTATGTTTAGTTCTAACACTGAAACAGGTATTACAGCAACTTATCAAGATGGTGATAATACAATTGATTTAGTAGTAGGAACATTAAACCAAGATACTACAGGAAATGCAGCAACAGCTACAGCACTAGAAACAGCAAGAACATTATCGTTTACAGGAGATGTAACAGGTAGTGGTTCATTTGATGGAACAGGTAACGTAGCAACAGCATTAACTATAGCAGCAAATAGTGTTGCTTTAGGAACAGATACGACAGGGAATTACATGGCGCAAGTAAGTGGAGGAGATGGTATAACTATTTCTCATTCACAGGGCGAAGGCTCTACTGCAACCATAACAGGAACAGCAATATACAACGCAGCCGGTACCAAACTGAACTAGGAGTAGATTATGGCTTTAGCTAGTAGAACGGATCTACAGGATTATTGTCTAAGGAGACTAGGTGCTCCTGTGATAGAAATAAATGTGGATGAACAACAAGTATCCGACAGAGTCGATGATGCCATACAATATTGGCAAGAATATCATTTCGACGGTGTTGAGAGAACGTTTGTCAAACACGCAGTCACAGGCTCCAAAGTACACTTGACAACTAATGTAGCGGCAAACTTCCAAAAGAATGAGACGATTACAGGAGGCACTTCTGGTGCTTCAGCGAAGGTAGTATCTGGCACAGGCCAGGATATTACTGTAGAGAAGATGGATACGGGGAGTGCAGATTTTGTGGCAAGCGAACAAATAACTGGAAGTGAATCCGGATCGGTTGCGACATTACACCCCACCACTTTCTATACACAGGGAGATATCGAAAAAGGATATATCCCTATTAGTAATAATATATTAGGCATCACAAGAGTATTTAACTTTGGTGGTGCAGCAACTAACGTATCCAGAGATGGAGAATTGTTTGACTTAATGTATCAATTTAGAATGAATGATTTATATAACTTGATGGGAGCAGACATGATATATTATAGTGTGGTACAAAGTCATTTGACTACACTAGAAATGCTTTTAGCAGGCAGCAGACAAATACGTTGGAATAGAAAAACAGACAGACTTTATATGGACACAGACTGGGACAAAACATTTAACCCCGGTGATTATTTAGTAGCAGAAGCTTGGGCTATATTAGACCCTGCAACATATACAGAGGTATATGATGATATGTTTCTTAAGAAATACGCCACTGCTTTAATTAAAAGACAATGGGGCTCTAACATGAGTAAGTTCTCAGGTATTCAAATGCCAGGAGGTGTTACACTGAATGGGGATCAAATATTTCAAGAAGCACAACAGGAGATCGTACAAATAGAAGAGCAGATGCAGAAGAGTTATGAACTGCCCCCACAATTTATGATAGGATAGTAATATGCCTACAAACTTTTATTTCCAAGCAGGCCAAGGACAAGGACAAACAAACGAACAAAGATTAGTAGAAGACCTAATCATAGAAAGTCTTAAAATATACGGCCACGATACTTATTACCTACCCAGGACACTAGTCAACAAAGATACAATCTTTGATGAGGATGAGCTGTCCAAATTTACACAAGCATATCCTCTAGAAATGTATTTGGATAATGTAAATGGTTACGAAGGACAAGGAGACATATTTACAAGGTTTGGATTAGAAGTTAGAGATCAAGCAACGTTTGTAATGGCAAAAAGACGTTGGGAAGACATGGTAATAACTTCTGGAGGCACATTTACACAAACAACAAGACCCTCAGAAGGAGATTTAATATATTTAGAAAAAACTAAATCACTATTTGAAATTAAATATGTTGATTTCCAAAATCCATTCTATCAATTAAACCAAATTTATGTATTTAGATTAGTTTGTGAACTCTTCGAATACAGTTCAGAAGATTTAGATACAGGTATTACATTAATAGATGGAATAGAAACAACATACTCTCAGGATATGTTGGAGTATCAATTACAATTAGAAGATGGTGGTTTGTGGCTTAAAGAGGACACAGGATCAATAATTAATGAAGCATACTCACTTAAAGCAGAACCAATAGACAATGCAGACTTTGAAAACTTAGTAACACTAGAAGGTATATTAGACTTCAGTGAGAAGAATCCTTTTGGAGAGATAGGTGTTTAAAGATCAAACATTTTACCACCAGCATATACGAAAAGCAGTCATTGCTTTTGGATCGATATTCAATAATATAAACATTGAACGTAAAAATAGTGCTGGAGCAGTAGCACAGGTTCTTAGGGTACCATTGTCATACTCTACTAAGCAAAAATTTATGACAAGAATAGCTAGGGTTACCGGTACAGATACAAGAGGTGAAGTAGCTATTACATTGCCACGTATAGGTTTTGAAATACAAGGAATAATGTATGATCCTAGTAGAAAGACACCAATAATAAATAAAAATAAAGCTATCGGGTCAGGAGACACAGCAAATACAGTAAGGACGGCATTTAATTCAGCGCCATTTAACATGAATTTATCCTTATATATATTTGCGAAGAATCAAGATGATGGATTACAAATTGTGGAACAAATTCTTCCATATTTTAATCCTGATTTTAATGTTACAATTAACGATTTACCTGAATTAAATATAAAACGGGACATAAAGATTACATTAGATAATGTTGGTTATGAAGACGAATATGAAGGCGACTTTGCTAATAGATTAAGTGTTGTATGGACTTTGAACTTTACAATGAGGCTTAATTTTTACAGTAACGTAGAAAAAGTAGGAATAATTAAGAAAGTTATTGCAGATATATACGATGACCCAACAATGTCATTGAATTTAGGCAACTTAAAACAGACTTTAACTGCTTACGTTAATCCAGAAGATGCAAGTCCCATAGATGCATATCAGTTTGTGGAGGAATTTGATGACAACTTCGAATAAAAATCCTTTTGACGATTTAGATAAAAAATTTAATACTAAAGCAGTCACAAAGGCACTAGAAAAAAACTTAAAAGAAAGAGAAAGCGAGAGGAAGAAACAACTTCCTGAGGTTCCAATGTCTGATGAAGATAGAGAAGCACTACTTGCTAAACAACAAGAAGAGGACTTCCAGTATGCTAGATCAATATTAAAACAAGCAGAAGCATACAACGACGAAGCCATACAAGGCATATTACATATTGCCAGAAATAGTGACCAACCACGTGCATATGAAGTGGCTGGGGGACTAATTAAAAACTTACAAGACACAGCTAAAGACATGATTGATGTACAAGAAAGACAAAAACGTGTAACAGCAGACGATCCTAAAAAAGGAAACGTTAAAACTCAGAATAATTTGTTTGTAGGTAGCACAAAAGATTTATTGAGCGCTTTAAAAGGGGAAGAAGATCCTAAAGTAATAAACGTAGAGAAAGATGACACAAGCAGAAGGGAATAGTTATCATGGTAATCCTAACCTTAAACCGTTAGCTTATCAACACGACTTCACCAAAGAAGAAGTTGCAGAGTATATCAAATGTTCAAAAGATCCTAAGTATTTCATAGAAACCTATGTAAAAATAATTACTTTAGATAAAGGATTACAACCTTTTAAACTATATGATTGTCAAAGAGACAAAGTAGATTGCATAATGAATAATAGACGTGTTGTTTTAATGGAAGGAAGACAACAAGGCAAAACAGTTACAGCAGCAGCGTGTATTCTTCATTATACAATTTTCGAAGAAGATAAAACAGTAGCTATTATGGCTAATAAGAGTGCAGCTGCTAGGGAAGTATTGAATAGGTATCAAATTATGTATGAGAACTTGCCTTTGTGGATGCAACAAGGTGTTAAAACGTGGAATAAGGGTGACGTAGAACTAGAGAATAATAGTAAAGTATTAACAGCAGCAACAACAGCAGCAGCGATACGTGGTAAGTCTGTTAATTGGTTATATATTGATGAGGCTGCAATCATACCTAATAACATAGCAGATGAGTTCTTTACTTCTGTTTATCCTACTATTTCTGCTGGTGAAACAACTAAAATTCTACTTACATCTACACCATTAGGATACAATCACTTCTGGAAGTTCTGGAATGAGGCAGAGAAAGGAGAGAACGGCTTTGAGCATATGTTTATTCCTTACTATGAGATACCAGGACGTGATGAGAAGTGGTTAGACGAACAAAAACAACTTCTCGGTGATGTTAAATTTAACCAAGAAGTATTATGTGAGTTCTTAGGTTCAACTAATACATTAATTAACTCACAAACTATAGGTTCTATGAGTACCAAAGATCCTATATTTCAAAACAATAATTTAGACATATACGAAGAACCACAAAAAGATCATTATTACGCAATTACAGTCGACACAGCCAGGGGAATTGGCGGAGATTATTCCGCCTTTGTTGTAGCAGACATAACAGAAATGCCGTACAATATAGTAGCAAAATATAAGTGTAATGATATATCACCTATGTTGTTTCCAGATGTTATTGGAAAGGTAGGAAAAGACTATAACGACGCATTTATATTAGTAGAAGTTAATGATATAGGACAACAAGTAGTAGAAATATTACATCAAGAAATAGAATATGAGAATATTTGTAGTACGGTTACAGAGCAAAACAGACAATATGTCAGTCCAGGATTTGGTAAAACAAGTAAGCATGGTGTTACAACATCAAAACAAGTAAAAAGACAAGGGTGTTTTGCATTTAAATCTTTACTAGAAGAAAGAAAAATGTTGATATTTGATGAACATATAATACATGAAATATCAACATTTATAGAAAAGGGCAATACATATCAGGCAGACGTAGGATATCATGACGATTTAGTTATGTGTTGCGTACTATTTGGTTGGTTAAGTACACAGAATTTCTTTAAAGATATGACAGATGTTAATACAAGAGAAGGATTATATAAACAACAAATGGGAGAAATAGAACACAATCTAACTCCTTATATAAGAGACGATGGACAAGAGCCAGAGTTTGAAGTAGTTAATGGTGATTTATGGTTGTTGGAAGACGATTACCATAAGAACTTACAGAAAAAAATGAGAAAAATATCAGAAAATTATGCTAGAACCTTACCAGAAAGACGTACACACAAATAAAAGGAGCTGTACAGACAGAAAAACGGTTCTAAATAATATGATTTATAAATAGTTGGTGATGATAATAATTAAACTTGTGTCATTCATAAGATAAAATAAACCGAGGAGAAAAACATGGCATTTCAGCTATCACCAGGTGTTCAAGTCACAGAGAGGGATCTTACAAGTGTAGTTCCTGCAGTCGCTTCTACAATAGGAGCGGTTGTAATGGACGCGCAGTGGGGACCTACTGACGAGATCACAACAATTAGTTCTGAGAACAATCTAGTTGATACATTTTTTGAACCAAATTCAGATAACTATGAATCTTGGTTTACAGCAGCTAGCTTCTTGGCTTATGGTAATAATCTTAAAGTAGTCCGTTCATGTGACATAGACGCTGCAAAGAACGCAGGTTCTACAGCAGGCGTCTTAGTTAAGAACGAAGAGGATTATGATAACAATTATTCCAGTGGTCAAGGAAGTGTCGGTATGTGGGCAGCAAAACATCCAGGAGCTCTAGGCAACTCGCTTAAAGTTTCATTTGCAGACTCAAGCAACTATGATACTAATTC